TTGAAGAGCACGTTGATATGATTGTTCATAAATTTGCAGCATTTGAGCTGGTCCCTTCAAAAACTTGAAGGCTTCTGCAAGACATCCGTAAAGTAATAATGCAGGAGCATTATCACCTAACCATGAGGTACTGTTTGAACTAGACAGTCTTGTTGGTAATCTAGTTATACCTAACTCTACGTTATATGCTAGATCAGGAGTAGGTGCAACATAAATTGTGTTGTGATCCCACCATGCCCAATATCTAGGCTCTGCAGTTGCAGTCCTATCTGGCCAATATTCATTCATATAACTTACATCTCTTTGTTCTAAAAAACTTCTTGTTGGGGTTCCTGAAGGTGCAAATATTTGCATAGTTCTTACAGTTCCCAACGAGGTTGGTTCTGGTCTACTACCACCTGGTAAAGACAAAAATGGATTACTAGCTGTTAGGTTAGCACTTTGATGAGACTTAAACACATCAATATCTACATCTCTAAATATTCTATTTTCTGCATGCTCAATAAAATCATTAGTTATAGTAGAAGTTAAGATATCAGAGCCAACTTCTGTATAATCTAAAATTTGTTGAGTTAATTCTGAGTATGTTGTAGCCATTATGAAATACTTACCGTTACGCTTCCTAAGTAAGAAGATACTACAGGAGGTTGCTTTTTAGAAACTTGCATAGAATTATTATATTCAAAAAATCCTGAACCGCCAACAAAAACTGTCATTGGCTCTGTTCTATCAGGTCTAGCGTCTTCTATACTCTGTGCATCTGAAGAATGTCTTTGTCTTTCTAATTGAGGATGTTTTGATTCAAACTCAGATTTGTGAACTAAAGATCCATTCCATTCTTTACGCATTTCCTTGTAAGGAAACTGTATGCCGCTTCTATCTGATATTGCTTGTGAGTATTTACCAGTTGCTTTTGGCATTAGATATAACTTCTCTCCGGGGTTGCAAAGAAACTAGATCTAGGTCTATCTTCCTCTGATGCTCGTTGCCACTCTTCTTCATATAATTGTTTTAATAAAGGAGTTCTCTCTGGAGCTTTTTTTACTGAAACGTAGTATGCTAAGCCAGAAGTTAAACAAGGTAAAAATCTTGTCGGAACTTCCAACTGATCATTGTAATCACCCGCATCTTGTATTTTAGTTAAACCATAATACTTAAAAGTATGCGCCGCGTCTGGAGTAGGATATAAAAATAAAGTTGGTGTAGAGGTTCCTCTTTCTAAAAAATATTGCACAGGAGTTCCTGTGGTTGATTTATTAGATATGTTTAAATATTCTGCTCTACTAATTCTATCTACTTCGATATCGGTAGATGAATCAGTTTCTGTAAATACTACAGCCTCTAATACGTCAACTAAATCTGAATCTAAGCTATAACTAGTTGTACTACCTGTTAAAGTTTTTGTTCTTAACTCCACTGTCCATAAATTAATACCTCTGTTAGCCCACTCAGCTAACATTATATTAAGAGAACGTCTTGCGCTTTTTAAATCATAACCTGATCTAGAGTTGATACCACATCTTTCAAAAGCTTCTTCTATGACCTGATCGACATCTAAATCAAAACTATTTGTTCCTGATGTTGCCATGTTTTACCTTTTTCTTTTTCTTTTTTTTAACAAATTTCTTTTTCTGACCTGCCTTAGATATTTGCTGAGGCATAGAAGATCTAGAAATCATTAATAATTTTTAATAAACTCTGCAATACAAGTATATGTATTACCTGAGTCTGCAGCCGCAGCCACTACAAAGTTAACATCATTTTCATTGGAATTACTGCTTGTGTTTGCTGGTATGCCACCAAACTCTCTAAAATCCCAATAACCAGAATCTATCAAAGTTATAATAGGAATATCTCCATCAGAATCTTCATAATCTAAACGAGCAAAAGCATCTGCGCCATCACCATTTGCACAAGTCCACCATACTCTTTGTAAAGAAAGTGTTGTAACTGATTGTCCTTCTTTGTTAGCCGACAAGGCTGAAACATCACCAAAAACTGTTGTGCCTCCTGTGCCGTCAGACTCCACTACTATTTTAATTGTTACTCTCTTATCATTCTCTTGTAGGATTGTAGGTCCTGTTACTGTATCTGCCATTTGTTTCCCTCCTTAATCAAGAAACTGTGGGGCCGAAGCCCCACTAATTATTAAAATACTGAGTATTCTAGTTCTACTGTAAATCTTCCAGCAGTTATGTCAGCGTTTACCGCAGTTGTAGCAAAAGCATATAAATTTTTGCTAGCGATTGCCGCTGTAACATTTGGAACGAATATGTGGTAGTTACCAGCACTATCGTTAAAGTTCACGTCAATTTCTGTGATTGATTGTGTAGCACTTAACTGTTCGTTAAAAGATGTTACACCAGCACCAACTATTTCAGTTCCAGAAGAAACTGCTGAGTTAGTAGCTGTACCAGAAGTTGCACTTAATGATAAACCACCAACAAGAGTTTCTCCTGCCGCAGTTGTAATACCAATTAATGCTCTGTGAATAAAAAATTTAGTAGGTGTTACTAGTCCGTCTGGTGCGTCTGTATTTAATGCACCGAGCTCTACAAGCACATCACCGTCTCCATATGCAGTTGATGCCGCGTCTGTGGCTGCTAAAGAACCTGCAAATGATTGAATTTTTCTAGTTCCCATAGAAACTAGTTGACCAGTAGAATTAACAGAAAAACCTGTTTCTGTAACAGCTCCAGTTGCAGCAGCTTTATTGATTACATTAAAACCACCCTCTGATCTAACTGGACCGCTAAATGTTGAATTAGACATTTTTTACCTCGTAGTATTTATTACACCGTCTCTACGATCGTCTGCTAGGTCAGTCGGTGTAATTGTTTAATCCCTAGTTATTGTGGGGCCGAAGCCCCACAAGTTAAGTTTTTATGCTCCTGGTGAACCAAAGATAGCTCTGAAGTCAGAGAAACCAAAGGAGTATCTCTCTCTTGCTTTGTATCTTACGTTACCAGTTTCAAAGTCACCTTCCATTTTAGTTGTGATAGGTGATCTTTGGAAATGCTTCATCCCATTTGGAGAATCAGTTTTAATAAAGAATGCATCAGTATCGGTTAAGAAGTTATTAACTGTATAACCTTCTGGTAACATTCCCATGCTTGCAACGGCATTGATGTCGTTGTCAGCAGTTGCTGTTCTCAAATTAGATTTCATTAATCTTTCAGCAGTAAATTGAAGATTGACTGGAATAATAAGTTTTCTTCCGTTCAGAGCGATTTTTAATCCTCTGTCATCAGTTAAACCAGCAATATCAATTAATGATTGCTCTAAAGATGTTTCGTTTAAATCAGCAGCAGTTGCTAACTCGTTTGAGATGTTTCCGCCTGTTGATGGGTGAGCAGTAGAACAAAGTTCCACACCGTCACCACCTGTGAAAGAAGAATCAAATGCATTGTTTAATACGTTTGCTGCTTTCACTTGTTTAGCGTTACTCATTGAACGAGCTAATGCTTTTGTATAACGAGAACTGATTCTGTCGTAAAGGTTGTCCTCTACTGCTTCTTCAGTAATCGCAAAAGCAAGTGCTATTGTTTCGTGTGTATAACGCGCTGTGAATGACTCTGTTGCGTCATCATAGTTGACCGGAGTTCCCTCTGGTTTTACTTGCGCTGTACCGAAACCTGATAGCATTACTTCTTCTTCAAAAGCTCTGTCAGAAGTTTCTGTATCATAAATAGCTTCGTGCTGATTTTCGTATCTGGCATATTCCAACCCAAACAAAGCATTTAAGCCAGGTTCTAGTTCCTTTACCAGTTGTGATCTTGATATCGGCATAATTAACTCCTATTAGCTTAATGCAGTTGTTAGTAAGTAAGAATGCTCAGCAGTGTTTGGAATAACGTAAACATTAACGTTTGCGCTACTTGTATCACTGTTGTCTGGATCCTTAGAAATACCAATTTGCTTGAATTGTCCAGATGTACCTGCTGTTGAAGTGTCTAACTCTTGAGTTGATCTACCAGAAAGTGAGCTTCCACTTGTTCCTGTTAAATCAAAACCAGCAAAATTCATTGCTGCTGTGCCTGTACCATTGTGCTGAACTTCGAAGACGATTCTAGGATCGTCGTAAACAAAAGCAACAATATCCGAAGCGTTTGTGCTTGCTGGATAGTTATTGCTAAATGTTGGCTTACTTGTAGTAGGGTCTGTAAAAAAACATCCACCGAAAACACCAAGAATTACATTACCTGCTGCTGCCGCTTCAATACCACCTGCTGTAACTGCTTTTACACATTGTCCATGAAAAATGTCAGTGCCATAGTTTGCAGCAATAGTATATTCGTTTCTTCTGATAAGACCGCCACTAAGATGCCTTACGGGTCTAAACCCAAAAGCTGCGTCTTTATTTGCCATCGTTTATCTCATCCTTTTTAGTTTGTTGTTTATTCGATGGACAAAAGAGCTAAAAAATTAGTCCTTTCGAGTACCACCGAAGGTTACGCGAGACTGCCTATCTGGTTTAGAGATCGGCATGCTGGGATGTTGTTCCTTCAGTAGATCATTTTGAATTGCGTCTTCCTTATTTTTTGTTTGCTCCGCAAAATAAGCCATTCGCTCTTCAACGATTTCTACTGGAATTTTAGCCAGCAATAAACCTCCAACTCCTATTACACCAGCATACTTGCCTTCCTGAATGATAGGATATTCACTGTTTGCATCGGCTCTGACTAATTCAAAACCTTCTCTTAATCTTGCAGATAAGTTTTTACTATCCGCTTGACCTAGCACTTCAGCGCGTATCCATCTGTATTTAAACCCATCGGGTGCAGGTGGTGCATCAAGAGATGACGGGGGTGCCCATGGTTTCCTACGAGTCGCTTTCTCGCGGGACTGAGCAGCGCGTGGAGTCTTATTTTCATCAATTTTATTCATATGCCTACTCCTTCACGTATTTCGCATATTCTTCAAGTGGCACACCTAATTTTTTAGCTATCGCTACTTGTGATGGTGTGAGCCTCACTGTTTTGCGTCCAGACCTTGTGGTTCTATTTGCAGAGGCAACTGTCTGAACGGGTGATTTGCCTTCTTGAACCTCTCCCCCATCACTAAATTTATGGGGAAACTCTTTGCGAAGTCTATTATCTATCTCTTCATAATAATCATCAGAGGTAGGATCAAACCCTTCTTCTTCCACAAGTTTCTTGTGAATACCAAAAGAAGCGTATGTCATAGCTTCGTCCTTACCAAACCATTCGTTTTTTTCCGCCCAAGCTTCCGCTTTAGGATCAGGTCTAGTAGGGGTTACATTATTTTGTACAGGCTGTTCTCCTATTTGTCCAGCGTTTTTTAAAGTATCTTCGTACTTTTTTCGCTGTTCTTCAGTCGCTTTTATTCTTTCTTCTTCAATAGCTAGCTTTGCAAGGGCTTGATTTGCTGCTACTTGAGCATCTACATCTCCTGCTGCAACGGCTTGTTTTAAAGCCACCTTAGCTGTTTCAAGTTCTGATTTTACACGACCTGCAAACTCATTGACGTACCCGTCATCAAGTTTATCGAACTTACCTTGTAATTCATCTTTTTCTTTTTTGACTTGTTCTGCAAAACTTAAAGCTTCTTTTTCTCTACGCTCTGCTTCACGAATTTTATAAGTTAATTTATCAATTCTTTTTTTGACACCTTCACTATATTCTTCGCGTTCATCTTTTTTAGTATCTTTAGTATCTTTAGTTTCTTCAACGACCTCAGTCTGAGTTTCTTCTTTTTTTAACTCCACGTCGACAGATTTACCTGATGTGTCCAAGTCAACCATCAATGCATCTTCTTTTAACGCTTCTGCTTTTATTGCTTCGGGCATGGTTATTTCTCCATGTTTAATGTGTTACTGGTGATAAAATACTCTCTGGATCATCCACTGTTCCAAGTATCTCATCATCATTTAGTATGCGTAGTTCTCCGCCTTCAATATTAAGACGTGAACCGGCGTATCTTGCAAAGACAACCCAATCTTTTTCTTTGCACCAAGGACCGTTAGGAAAACGATCTTTGTCGTTATAGGCATCAGGTCCAACTTTTAAAACTAATCCAACATTAGTTGCAATTTGAGTTTCCTGTATAGTTTTATCTGAGAGATATACTCCACCTTTAGTTTTACCTTGACCTTTGTGTGGTAATACTAAAATGCGCCAACCCGTGGGTTCGGGTAACTTTGATGACTCTAGTTTTTGTTCTTCTTTTTTTTCTTCGTCTTTTTTCTTTTTTTGCACAGCTTTCGCCACATGCACTGGTAAGATTAAATTACTCATTTTGCTCCTGTTTCTTTTTAAGCAGGTCCGAGAGTTCCTGTTCAATATAATTTAATGTATCAAGCTGACCTAAATGATTTTGATAATCATTCCAATCTTTGACCTGATTGTTGATTATTATCTGAGTTATTTGATTTTGTCTAGCTCTAATTATTTTGTAGATTTTATCTACTATGTATACTGTATCCATTCTTTATTTCTTTTTAGTTATTAATCCCATAGCTCCTTTCGCACCCTTGATACCGAAGCTCGCGCTGCAGGCGATGTATAAGAGATGCTTGTAATAATCAGGAAGTGAGTGTAAGGCTTCAAATCCAGCTTTGATATGTGGTGTCCATCCAGGAATGAAGACTGCCACCGCCGGAACCAACAGGCATATTAAAATTAGCTCATCTTTCCAGCTCCCTTTCATTTGATCTACCGCCGATGCTTCCCACGCAATTTTTCCGGCGATTTGGTCCTCTTTGAGTTTAGTCTGAGCTTTTATCTCAGTAACTTTTAATTCTGCTTTTGCCTTTTTCGTCTCCACGAAACCCTTGACGCCGTCAGCGACGACGCCAAGTAAGGGCTTAGCTAAGAGTTGCCAGACCATAGTCTAGGCTCCACCCATTTTCCATAGTACAATTAGAACAACTCCACAAACGATACCAGCTTTAATCCAGTCTTTCATGTTCCAGTCGTTCCATTCTTTGAGCCATTCAATTACATCTTTTACCAATTTCATGTTAACCTCCTAGTGCTCTGTTAAATTAAAATCGGGTTCAAAAACAACCTCTATTTCAGAATCCCCATTTATAGTCAAAACTTTATTAAGTTTGTTTATTGCCTCTTGTACATCATGTTCACAGTTAGAGCAACCACAATGACAAGATCCACCGTTGCTGTGATGACAATCATGTCCGCAATTTTTACAGATAGACATTAATGTATTGTTATTTTTTTGACTTCGTAGTTATCAATACCATTAACAAACGCGTCCATCATTATTTGAGTTTGTTCAGGACCTAAAAGATTTAAATAAATGGTTTTTGCTACGACCATAAGCGAAGCACTAAGAGCCATAGGATCATTAGGATACTTCCCGGCAAAAGTAAAAGCGTCATCCAAAATTTCTTTTGGACTAAGACTTTTTTCTCTTCTTTTTTGTTCTTTTTTTAACATGTCCGCCTTTGCTTGCCATATACGTGGGTATGCTAGCACCTTTTTTCAACATTTGCGATATTTTTTTTGAATCACCCACTCTTGTTCCAGGAGGTTTCCTGTATTTTCTTCTTAAAAGCTTAATTATATTTGGACTAAGTTTAGTATTTGCCATTATTGACCTCTTTTCGATGCTAAAGACACTTCAGCACGTAAATCTGCTATGTCTTCTTGACTTTGTATACGTTCTTTGTCGATATTATCCTTTTGCTCTAGCTTTTTACCTTCAAAATTAAGTTTTTCTAGGTCTAAATCTAATCTTTGCTCTGCTAATTCTCTATTTTGCCTTACTTCTTGAGCCCTTAGCATTAATTCTTGCTGTTTTAAGTTAATTAATGGGTCTTTATCGTCTTTATTCATCATTTCTTGCTCTTCATTTACCATTTCATTGGTTAATTCAGTAATTCTTTGTGCAATTTCAAGTTCATTTTGTTGTTGAAACTGCTGTAAGAGCTCTGGCGGTACCTGCCCACCAAACTTTTGAGCTTGTTCCTGCATTAATGGTGCATTTTTCTTTATAATTTCTTCTCTTGCTAGTAATGCAACGTGTTCAGAAATGTGTGCTTGCAATATACCCATGGTAGGTGGATTATTTGCAACTAAAAAAGAACTCATGAACGCTCTGTGAGCGTCTATGTGTGCTTGATGTGCCTGACCAGGAAACGCTTTTAGTCCTAACATTTGTAAAGACTTAGCATTTTCTATTCCTGGATCTTCGGGTTGAGGTTGTTGAGGAGGTGGTAAAATCATATCTATGTCTCTAACACCTAATGCTTGATACATTCTTCTGTATGCCTCGTGCATGTTATGCATTTGAGGATTAGAAGATGCCATTTGTAATTGTGTTTGCGCTAGAGTAACGCGCTGCGCCATAGAAAAAATGTTTGGATCAGATACTGGGAGTATGTCAATACGTTGGTCAAAATCTTGTTGCTTAATAATTCTGTTGCCACCACGTACAGCGTAAGGATACTCAGGAGGTAAACTTTCTGAGAAAACTTTAGATAATAATTTAAATTCAACTTTTTGTGCGTAATGTAATCTTTTATGTATAGCGTTCATCACTTTCGTGCCGCGTTCCATAATAGCCATTGTTGTGCCAACAGGATTAGCTTGAGATCCTTCGCCCATTTTATTATCTGCTATAGATGCAAATCTTCGACCTGCGTCTACAACAAATCCTAGTAAAGCAAAAAGAGTTTGACTAGGTTCCTTGTAAGGAATCAACATTAAGGATTCGCGGATTGCTCCTCCTGGTGCGTCTACGTCTCTAAACTCACCTGGTTGTAAAGGTTCATCATCATCTCTAACTCGCAATCCTCTTGCCTTAAATCCTGCAGGTAAGTTTGATAATGTGCCTGCATCAATAAGTTGTCTTAAAGCAGATGTAGCTGTTCTTGATAGTCCACCAAGCATGTGTATAAGACCAAAGCCATAAAAGCCAAGGCCAGGCAAAAACTTGTAATGAACAAAGTATTGAATCTTTTTTCGTAGAATGTCTCCCTCTGCATAGTTGCGATAGATAGATAAGACTTTTCCAGAACCTTCGTCAACAGTGACCACATAAGGTAATTTAATACCAGTTGGTTCGCCTGTTGTCGCGTTCTTATCTTCGAAACCTGGTATGTCTAAATCGCAATGGAACTCTAATAATACGATATCTTCTGCATTGTATGTTTCTGTTACACCGTCTAATTCATCATACTTTTGACCTGCATCATTTTTATCAACGGGACTTTCAGAAATATCTATATCACGATACATACCGCCCACTTGTTTCTTGCGTAATTCATTACCCATCATCTTGACGACGTGAGTTATTCTTTCACAAGATTCCATGTCAGTTGTATTGTATGGAATGATTACATCTTCTGCAGGAACAAATTTAGAAACTGCTCTTCCTTTAACTGCATCATAATAAACTTTTTTAAACGAACTACCTGCGAGTGGTAAATGAAATAACATTTGATCTAGTTCTTGATCATATTCTTCCATTTCATAAGTTATTTGATAGTTCATAAATTCTTTCACACGTTGAGCCTGCTCTTCTACTTGTGGATTTATTTCACCTACAATTTGTGTTCGAACAGGACCTTCAGAGGGAAGTAACTCTTTGTAAGCTTGTGCTTGAAATTGTGTAACTGTTTCTGCTAGTAAAGGATGTGTTACACCACTTGCACCAGCAAAAGGTTTTGATCTATCTTCATATTTAAATCCTAGTAAGTCTAATCCATCTGTGTAAGATTTTAACCAATCAGATCTCGCATCTTTATCGTATTCGTAATCGCTCATTAAACCAGAAGACAAAGCTTCTAATTCATCATCAGGTATTAACTCTGCAAGGTTTGCGTTAAACGCTCCTTGGTCTGAAGTATCTTCTGCAGGATTGACGATTGCAGAACCATCGCCCAAGATCATTGCATCACCTTCCATTAAAGGTTGTTGTATTTCTTGTGCTGAATCAGGTTCTATTTGAATATCAATCTGATCGTCTGGATTATTCTTTTCTATTGCCATTATTACTGTGTTCTCATTTTAATTAATTCTTGTAAAGTTCTATCATCAAGAGTTTGAAATTTTCCTGTTCCTTCTTCTTGGAGTTTTAAAAATTGCATTAAACTTTCTATTCCTCTACCTATTCCTTGCATACCTTTTTCTAAAGAAGATTCTCCTTCTTTCATTATTTTTAATTCTTCTTGAGGAACAATTTGAGTATTTAAAATATTAATCACATCATTCATAGCTGCTTCGTTACCGCTCATACCTAATGATCTTAAATAATTACTAGCAAGTTGAACAGTATCAACTCTTTTTTGATTGCCTGCTGCTTTCATAACTTCAGATGCTGCAAACTCTCTTAATCCTGGAAAAGGATCTCTTGAAGTTTTTTCTTGGTCGCCAACTAGCTCTCCCTCACGAGTTCCCTCTTTGTAGCCTAGTGGTCTTGTCATGTAGTTTATATCCATCATGCCTCCTTGGTTTTTGCCCATGTCTTTCATGAGCTGTTCGTATTCGGGTGTCCCCTCTTTTGGAAGTTCACCGCTACCCATCTCTGTGGGGATTAACAAGTCCATACCAAATAATCCTTTAGGCGCAAGAGTTATAATGGCAGTTAGTAATTTCCTAGCTGCAGGAGAATTACCCATTTTAACTAGTTTATCAACTTGTGACAAACCAAATTTAATATTTAATTTTTGAGCAGCTGGAATATTTTTGTTAGCGTTAACTTTATTCATTGCATCAGTTATTTTTTTATCTTGAATTTGTGGGTTCTTAACGCCTACTGCTGTGTCTAAATCTTTGAATGTAAAATCAAACATTTGATCTAAAACTTTATTTAAATTTTTTTGATTAAACTTCCCGCCTGAATTTATTATTTTAAGTCGTTGATCTTTTGCAAACTGAGAAAGAAAACCAGAACTTTCGATAGTTTTAATATCTTTAGGACTTAATCCTTTAAACGCATCTAGTCTAAATTTTTTTAAATCTTTATTATATTTATTAAGTTTAGTGTCACTTAACTTTCCGTCTTTATCTAAGTAATCAGTTATTTCTGGAACATTTTTAAATTTATTTATAGTAGCTTTATTGATTCCTTTTTTTTCAAATGTTTCAAAAAGATTTTCATAGCCCATGCTTCTTGTTACATTAGAGCCTTTTTTTAAATTTTCTATTCTCGTGGTGTCTCTAACGTAGCTTGGATCTTTGATAGCTTCAAAGACTTCGCCTACGCTTACGATAGATGTTCCTACTTTTGGATCTGCCATAATTATTCCTACACCGTAATGGCGGTTTGCACCGCCATACGGCTATCCCAGTCAGGGGTGTGCGATAAGGCTGACTGAAAACTGTTAAAACTCATTTAGGTTCTTCGGCTTGCACCGAAACCTTTTACTGTAATTAATCCGCTGTTAGGTGATGTGTTGATTGCTACGATTTTATCTTTAACAACCATACCGCCATCTTTCATACCTTTTGCTTTTAGTTTAGCTGTAGCTTCCATAAGCCCGCCATCTTTAGCTAACTTGACGTCAACCATTTTAGTAGAGTCCTTGAAACCTACTTCTTTTACATCTTTCATTTTCATTAGTAATACTCCCTTTGTTCCACGGTTCGTGGTTCATCGTAGTAGTCATCGGGAAGTTGTATGAAATTGCCTTGACGGTATCTCATGAGAGCTTGCGTAGTAGAATCTACGTAGTCGTCATGGTCGCCAAAAGGAAAAGCCGCACACTCCTCTATAACGTCCTCGGTCCACCGTTCATCTGGTACCCAAACTTGTCCAGACTCAAACAATGGAGCCACTGAGTTTACCCTGACGTGTTTATCTTGTCCTCTGCTCGGAGTATAATTCACGACAGGTATACCTGCAGATCTTAACTCATCCGTCAGAGGAAGTCCAGAAGCTTTTGCTTCGACGATTACTGTCTCGGGTTCCCAGAACTTGTATTTATCAATAGCATGTTTTTTTAGCTCTGTAAACTCCCATCTACCTCTGTCGGCGTCTAGTAAAATTATTTGAGGCCTATTTTTTCTTGGATGACTGAACACGCCCCAAGTTGTGATAGCAGAGTAGTCAGCCGTTTCTTTTCTACTAAAAGCGGTATCATAACTCTGTATGACGTGGATAAGATCAGGCACTTCTTTCTCATCCCATACTTTCCACCATTCTCGTTTGATAATACTGCCCTCTTCAGAAGTTGGCTTTTGTTGCCACTGTGCTTGCCACTTCTGTTCTGTTAGCGAGGCTTTGGTGGTTTGTAATGTTTCGATGTCCCAGTATTCCGGCCAGATAGGTTTATTGCTGGGTAAGATCGCCGGAAACTCTATGACCTCCCATTGATCGGCTTTGGGTTCTTTTGCTTGCGCATCAATTAATCTGCCTGTTAAATCTTTAGTTCCCCAACGTGTCATGACAATGACGATAGCTCCGCCGGGTTGTAGACGTTGACGAGGACCAGAGGTATACCACTCATACGCATTATCAAATGCTGTCGTAGATAATGCATCTTGTTCTGAGTGCGGATCGTCAATAATCAATAAGTCTGCACCACGGCCCGTGATACTTGAACCAACGCCCGCTGCAAAGTATTCACCGCCATGATTAGTTTCCCAACGTCCCGCCGCTTTACTGTCCGCGGATATTGCAACTTTGTCAAAAACTTGTTTGTAAAGATCACTGTCAATGAGGTTCTTCATCTTACGACCAAACCTCACGGCTAATTCTGTGTTGTGTGTTGTTTGTATAATCTTGAGTTTTGGATTATTGCCCACGAGCCACGAAGGAAACAAGAAAGAAGCAAACTCTGACTTTGTGTGTCTTGGTGGCATATTAACGATTAATCGCTTAATCTTTCCACGTGAAATGTCCTCAAATTTTTTTGCAATTTTTCTGTGATGATATCCTGATATGAACTCGGGCCATACATGACGGACAAAGGGTAAAAAGTTTTTTTCTGCTGCTTCTAATTTTTTGAGGTGTTCTAATATTAGTTGCTCTTGCAACGCGACCTTTGTTTGATCAATCATATGTATTTTTTTATATACTATTTTTATGGGACTCCAAATATATTATTTAGGGGTGGGTACAGTTTAGGGGGTGGGTATGCCTATCAAACAGGGGGGACTGTAAAATATTGTGACTCCTATCCTGGTATTTAGGGGGGCGGGGTAGCTGGGAGGGGGGGTGCCAGCAGCTGCGATGGTGTTCGCTGCTGGCGATTTGTTAAGCGGCTTTTGCTAATTCTAAAGCAACGTTCATTGCTTTAGTTTTAACATTACCAAGACCATTAGATGTAAAAGTATTTTTTAATCTAGCGCTTTGATTATCTAAACCGCCACGCAAATGATCTTCTAAGTAAGTAGTGACATTAAAGGCTTTCCAATAAGTGTCACGTCTTACATGGTTGCCAGTGTTTTGTAATTTGTAAATCTTACCATTTGTTTCAATGATATCGTTCCAAATTCCATAACATCTTTTTATTTGTTGATGTCCTGATAAACCATTAAAAAAAGAATAATCTTTTTTTCCATGTTTTTCGAACTCAGCAAAAAGTTCTTTGTCACCATAAACCAAAATAAAATACTTTAACAAATCTTGATCTGATTTAATTTCTTTACTATCAAGAGCAAGAGCCTGTTCCTTGTATTCCTCATTTGATTTTAATGCTAGATCAATTTTATTTTTAACTAAGTTCTCAAGATCAGAATTAAATTCTATTCTATGAGTAATCGCTAACATAAATTGATCATTATCTTTTAAGGCTTGCATATAAGTATTGGAACACCAAATAGAAATATTAGTAGTATTAATTTTTGTTTTATCTCTACCTGTATGAAAATTGTTAAACATTAAATAATTTTTAACAACATCATCGCCAATATTAAATGAGCCATTAGTATTAGCTAAAAAAGTAATTGCTTTGTCATTGTCATAACTGAAGCAATGTTCAAAATTAATTTTAACTTTTTTAGCAAAGTAGTCACCCAACTCAGCAAGTTTTTCATTTTGCATTGGGTGATATTGGTTAGTTAAACCACCAACTAAAATTTCTTTATTATCTTTAACAAGATTAAAGAACTTATCAGAAGTAATGGTTTTACCACCGTTGGTAGATTGGGCTGGTGTCATTTGAACAGACCAGTCAAGACCAGCATTTCTCATTAATTGTGAGCAGTTCATTTTTTCACCAACCGCGTTGAATTGGGATAAGCCTTTACCAGTTAAATCCAGTAAAGAACCCCATTTGTAGTTTTCGATTTTAGACATATTTTTTCTACTTTCTACCATCGCAGTATTGTTTATATATTAATGGGATAAATTAGCAAGTATTATTTGGCGGTGATATGATATTTTTTTAGGATATAATGGGCCGTGGAAAACGGCCCATTTTAGAAAGTAGAATTATTTTTTATCGTCGTCAGATTTTTGCTCATACATTGCTACTTTAATATGCATCAATGTAGAAGAAGAACTTGACCATTCCCAAGCGGTGGGGCATTGATCCAACCACGCTAGGATTTTCTTAA